AAGAGAAGCCGCTATTGCTAACGCTAAAGAAGCCTTAGAAGAGACTTTAACACCTCATCTTAAAGACATGTTAGCTGCTAAACTACAAGAAATGGACGCTAAGTCTGAAGAAGTAGAAGAAGTAGTAAACGAAGTCGAAGAAGAGATTGATGAAGCTCCTAAAAAGGAAGACAAAAAAGAAGAAGCAATCGAGGAAGAACTAACAGAAGTAGAAGCAGAAGATGCTGAAGAAGCAGAGGATGACTCAGAACAATCTGATGACGATGCGGAAGTAGAAATCGACGCACATTCAGAAGAAGAAGAAATTGACGGCGACGAAGATATTAGTAAACTATCTGTTGACCAATTCAAAGATATGATCAAAGACATAATTGCTCAAGAAGTAGGCGGAGACGCTGCTGCTGACGATATGGATGCTGGTGATATTGAAGGAATGGGAGATGAGATGGATGCTGAAATTGAAGACGTACCTGCAATTGATGCTCCTGAAGAGGAAGGCGAAGAAATCGACTTAGACGAACTTATCCGTGAATTAGACGCTATATCAGAATCTGATAAAGACGAAAAGGAAATGGAAGAAGGTAAAAAAGAGGATGATATGGACGAAGCTACTGATAAAGTAGAAGAAGACACATCAGTTCAAATTAATGCAGAATCTGACGGTTCAGACTACAATATTAATAGAGTAGCTGACCTTAAAGAGGCATTAAGTACTATTGAAACTCTTAAAAAAGAACTTAATGAAGTAAACATTTTAAATGCTAAATTACTTTATGTTAATAAGATCTTTAAAGCTAATAACCTTAGCGAGTCTCAAAAAGTAAACGTTATTGCAGCTTTTGATAAAGCTGAAACGGTCAAAGAAGTAAAATTAGTATTTGAAACTGTTGCTGATAACGTAGGGACTAAAAAAAGAAACTACTATAAAAGAACACAAAGGATCTGCATCTAAAGCTACTGGAACTACAGCTAGTAAACCAGAAGTGATTGCGGAAGTTTCCTCTGCGGTTCTAAGAATGCAAAAATTAGCTGGAATTATAAAATAAATTAACTTAAAACTTTTATTAAAATCATGGAAATTAATTCATTATTAGAAAGTGCTAACGGATACAAAAGCTTACAAGCTGATTCTGATAGACTTGCTGAAAAATGGTCTGCTTCTGGATTGCTAGAAGGTTTGGATGAAAAAGGAACTGCTAACATGGCAATGATCCTTGAAAACCAAGCTAAGCAAATCGTAGCTGAGGCTAACACTAACAACGTTGGTGGTGCAAGTCATGGAGGAGGAGCTGGAGAGCAATGGGCTGGTGTAGCACTTCCATTAGTAAGAAAGGTATTTTCTCAAATCGTTGCACAAGATTTCGTATCTGTACAACCAATGAGTCTACCTTCAGGTCTAGTATTTTACCTAGACTTTAAATACGGTGACGCTAACGGAGGAAGATCTGACGGCGATAACATGTATGGTAACGTAACAGAAGGTTCAACTAAAATGGTTAAAGACACTGATCCTTCAGGAGGTCTTTACGGAGCTGGACAATTCGGTTACTCTATCAAACAACAAGACATCTCTAACGCAACTGTAGCATCAGCTACTGCATCTTTAGCTCAGATCGGATACGACGCTGACAAGACTGCAGCTGACTATAGAGCTTTAACAGTACCAGTATCTGCTTCATTAAACGCAGATTTAAAAGGTGCTAGATCATTCAGAGTATTCTCTGGATCTACTGACATTACTAACTATCCAGAATTAACTCAAGTAAGCGGTGATAACGTAATATTCGTTATTAAAGCTTCTGACGTTGAAGCAGGATATGCAGGTGGAACTGAAAAAGTTTCTTACTCTGTACAGCCAGTAGAAAATGATAGAGGTGATTTCGAAGCAACAGGTGCAAGAGCTGTTGAAAACTTAGCTATTCCAGAAATCGATGTGAAGCTTCAGTCTGAGGCTATCGTAGCGAAAACTAGAAAGTTAAAAGCTCAATGGACTCCTGAATTTGCTCAAGACTTAAATGCATATCACTCAATCGATGCAGAAGCTGAGTTAACTTCACTATTAAGTGAGTATATCTCAATGGAAATCGATCTAGAGATTTTAGATATGTTAATCTTAGATGCTAACACAACTGAGAGATGGTCTGCAGAAAACAACAAAGTATGGGGAGGATCTACATGGTCAACTTCAACTTCTGATTTCTACAATACTCAAGGACAGTGGTTCCAAACTTTAGGAACTAAAATCCAAAAAGTATCTAACAAGATTCACCAAAAAACTTTAAGAGGTGGTGCTAATTTCTTAGTAGTATCTCCAAGTGTTGCTACAATCCTAGAATCAATTCCTGGATATGCTGCAGCTACAAACGGTGATCAAGATCAGTTTGCAATGG